CACGCCCGGTGGCGGTATCACCACGCCCGGCACATCCTGCGGCTCTTTTTTTGGCTCAATAATCAGCGTCGTCATGACAACCTCGGGTAATGGGTGGGCGGTGGACGCCGGTCGCAGTCAGGGCAATGAATACCCACATTGACCGGCGTGCCGCCCGGCTCGGGGAGCGCTCGGTTAACCTGCGGCTTTTGCCGCCTTTGGTGGACGCCCGCGCCGTGCCGCCGGTTTAGCGGCGACTTTGCGCGTGCGCGGTTGAGTCTTTTTGGTTTTCGCTGCCGGTTCGGGTTTTGGCCTGAGCTGGCGCTCCAGCTGCTCGATATCCTTTTTCACCCCGATAGTGCTTTCTAACTGGATCGCACGCTGCAGGTGCGCCAGTGACTCGGGCAGTTGCTCCGCATCACGCAGCACGTAGCCGGTGATTTTGTGCAGCTTCGCGCGCACGATATCGGGCATATCCGCGCGTTCAGTCAGCGCGATAGTGTCGAGCAGGTTCGCCAGACTGACCGGCTGTTTTGCCGTCAGCAGGCGCTGCGCGGCCAGTGCCACTTCTTCGGCCAGCAGGCACGGCGTCGGACGGCGACCGACCGGCATGGTGAGGCCGTAGGTCATGGCGTAACGGGCGATTTCCAGCGCCCCGGCGATATCGTCAGCATCGAGACGCCAGAGCATCACCGTCATGACGATGTCATCCTGCGCGCCTTTGCCGTTTTCGAGTACGCCAGCGACCCACGGCAGATAGAACGGCAGCAGCTCGCGCTTTTTCGCGGCTTTGCGCTCTTTGGAGCTGATTTGTTTCAGCGTGCGGTTGTCTGCGGCCAGCTTAACTAGCATCTGCTCATAGGCAGTTGCATTGCGCAGCGGGACAGCAGCCCGCCGCGCTGTTTCAGAGGCCGAGACCCGCATCATGTGACGCTCTGCGGGACTCGTCATTGCTTACTCCCCGCTTTCCGGCGCTGCAGGTGCAGTGAAGTCACCGAGCTTGATGTTTTCAATCAGGCAACCGGCGGCGTAAGCCTCGACCACATAGTCAACATTCATTGACTCGTAGTTTTCGATGCGGTCTTTCTTCGGGTTCTCGATGATGCTGCGGCGGTGCGCGTCATCCATGAAGTAGATAGACAGGTTGTCGAGACGCGTCACCATCAGGGCATTTGCCGGGAAGTAAGGCACGCGCACGGCAGGCAGGTTGCCGATACGTTTCTGGCTGATGATGATGTCAGCGGCCAGCGATTCGGTGTTTTCCTGCTCTTTGTTGACGATAGGGAAATACTTATCCGCCATCAGCTTACGGCCAGTGATGACAACCAGCTCCGGGTCATCCTGATAAATCTCGTCAATCAGGTTGCCGGTGGCATCCATGACCAGCGCGTCGAGGTTCGCATAGTCGCCATTTTTACCCACGCGGATCACGTCAGAAATAACCTTGCCGTCCGCGTCGGTGATTTTGGACATCACGCGCGCGGGTGCCTGATTGCGGTATTTCTGCAGCCAGCCGATCGCGACGTCCTGCAGCAGTGGATTTTTTTTGCGGTCGGAAGTCGCCGCGCGCTCGATGCCGTTGAAACCGGCCATGATGAAATCGAGTGACTGACGTTTAATGATGGCGTCACGGATACGGGTCTGGAAGTCCTGGAATCGCGCCCACAGGTCGAGCTGTTTATAGCGGATATGAAAATCGAAGTTAATCTGGTCACACTCGTATTTGAATGACTCCAGCGCGGTGAAATCAGCGGTCTTACGCTCATCATCACCGGCGGTGTCGGCGGTGCTCGCAATCGTACCGTTAACGCCAACCCCGACTTTTTCGCCTTTCAGCTCGTCGACCGGCACGATGTTGATTTTGGTCAGAAACACGGATGACATCTGCAGGGTCGTCATCAGGGTTTGCGTGACCGACGGCTCGACGGTGAATTTCTTATCCACGTCGTCGGTGGAAATACCGTTCAGCTCCGCGACGCGGGTCAGGTAGGCATTAAATTTAAAGCGGGTATCTTTACGCATGGTTTTTCCTGTTCGGGTAAAAGGGTTCAGACCGGGCAGCACGCCCGGCGTGTTATCAGCAGTTCGTCAGCAGCTCGTCGCCCGTACCGCCTTTTGAAAGCTCGCGGCGCGGCTGGCGCTGGCTTTCGGTGCTGTCGAGGGAGCTTTTGAGGTCGTTAAACGCCTGCGCGTTTTCATCGACTTTGCTGGTCACGTCCTGCTTAAGCTGCGCAAAAGCGGTCTCCAGCTCGGTGATGCGCTGGTCGGTGGCGCTGAGATTGGTTTGCACCTGCTCGGTGACGTTGGTCACAGCCTCATGCACATCCGCGAGACGCGCGTCATCGCTGACCTGCTTCCGGCTGAAAATGGCTTTAACCATATCGGTCAGGCTGTTGAACATGGTGTCGGGAACGTCCTCAAACTCCAGCTCAGCCAGTGAGGCGACAGAGAAAACGTCGTCCGGCTGGTCTTTTTTACCGGCGAGCGGGTTCTGCGCGGCGCGGCTGCAGAATTCGAGGTATTCGGTGCCGAGGCTTGCCGGGTCATCGGTGACGGCAAGGCCAACGAGGTAACATTTGCCGCTATTGGCAAAGTTCGGGCGGATCTCCATGGAGGTGTAAACCTTCTGCCCGGCCTTAACCATGCTGACCAGCTCGTCGAGCGGGGCGATTTTGCCAAACAGCGCTTTTTTGCCAACGAGCGCTGAGCCATCGCTGATAATCTCCGCCTTGAGCTCGGTCACATCGCCATAACGTTTAAACGGACTGTCAGGCATCAGCCCCCGGATATGTTCGAGGTTAATGCGGCAGCCGTAGACGCGGGGGTCGAACGTGTCGGCCATATCCTGAATATCATCGCCGCTGATGACGCGGCCATCACAGGTGTCACCCTCGACGCCGATGCGAAACCATTTAGAGACTTTCTTTGCCATTGTTCAGGTGTCCTGATGTTGGGTTTTCGGGTCGGGTTTAGTTTCCCGACTCTGACCCGTATCAGCCACCGCTTGCTCTCCTGTTAGATCTGATACAACAGGCACTTAGCGCTAATAACAGCCCATTTCCTTAGCCTTGCCACGTAACACCCAAAACGAGGCAAGCATGACCATTTCAACTGACTTTTCTCTGTTAAATGACCCGCGACGACAGGCGCGGCTGTTGTACTGGCAGGGGTTCGCCGTGCCGCAAATATGCGACATGCTGCAGCTCAAGCGCCCAACTGTGCAGAGCTGGAAACAGCGCGATGGATGGGAAGAAACCGCGCCGATTAACCGCGTGGAATCGACTCTGGAGGCGCGGCTTATCCAGATCTACGCAAAGCCAGACCTGACCGCGCATGACTTCAAAGTAGCTGATTTTTTGTCGCGCCAGATGGAGCGGCTCGCGCGCATTAACCGCTACGGCCAGACCGGAAACGAGGTGGATTTAAACCCTAATATCGCCAGCCGCAACAAAGGCGATCGCAAAAAGCCGAAACGAAACTATTTCAGTGAGGAAGCCATCGAGAAACTGGAGGAGATTTTCTTCGACCAGTCGTTTGATTATCAGCTCCGCTGGCATAAAGCAGGGTTAGAGCACCGCATCCGCCACATTCTGAAATCGCGACAGATTGGCGCGACGTTCTACTTTGCGCGCGAGTCACTTTTGCGCGCACTTAAGACCGGGCAAAACCAGATATTTTTGTCGGCCAGTAAAACGCAGGCTTACGTGTTCCGTAAGTACATCATCGCCTTTGCCCGTCTGGTTGACGTCGACCTGTCAGGCGACCCGATCGTCATCGGCAACAATGGCGCAGAGCTGATTTTTCTCGGTACCAATTCCAACACCGCACAGAGCCACAATGGCGACCTGTATGTTGACGAAATTTTCTGGATCCCCAATTTTCAGAAGCTGCGCAAAGTCGCCTCGGGCATGGCCTCGCAGTCACATCTGCGCACCACCTATTTTTCGACCCCGTCGACGCTGGCGCACGGCGCTTACCCATTCTGGTCAGGCGAGCTGTTTAACCGTGGCCGCAACAACCGCGACGAACGTGTCGACATCGATATCAGTCATCAGGCTCTCGCCGGTGGCGTGCTGTGCGGAGACGGCCAGTGGCGGCAGATTGTCACCATTGAGGACGCGCTCGCCGGTGGCTGCACCCTGTTTAACCTCGACCAGCTTAAGCAGGAAAACAGCGCGGATGACT